CCTTCTCGCCGCGCGAAGGCTTTCCCGTGTCAGTCGTCCCGAGATACCAGTTTCCATTCGTGCCGATGCTCGGGGTTATGCCGTCCGTTCCGCTGGCGCCTGCCGGGCCGGTGTCGCCCGGTTCGCCCTTCGGCCCCCGTTCGCCCGGATCTCCCTTGTCGCCCTTTGCGCCCTGCAGCGGTCCGTTGTTGACCCACGCCTTCGTCACGCCGTCGTAGATGTAAATGTCATACGGCGCAGTCGCGCCCACGCCATAAGCGTCGCCGGCCGCCGGATCCTGCACTGATGTCTGCAGTGCAGAGACCGAGCCATAGTAGCCCTTGACCACAAATCCGGAGCCAGTGTCTCCCTTCGGCCCCTGCGGACCTGCCGGGCCAGTCTGGCCGGTCTCACCCTGCGGGCCGGTCTGGCCCGGGTCTCCCTTCGGGCCGGTCGCGCCGGTCTCGCCTGTGTCGCCCTTTGCGCCGGGGTCACCCTTTGGTCCGGTCTCGCCCTGCGGGCCCCGCTCGCCGGTCTCGCCCTTCGGGCCGGTCGCGCCTGTTTCCCCCTTGTCGCCTTTGTCTCCCTTCTCGCCCTTGACGGTCTCGACGTTAAAGTCAAATGTCTTCCCGTCCGAAAGCGCGATCGTGTACGTCGCCGTCGTCCCGCTCTGCGATTTCTTCGTGATCGACGTGATGCTCGCGCCCGCCTCGCCGGTCTCGCCCTTTGCGCCTTGCGGCCCCGTCTGCCCCTGCGGGCCGGTCGCGCCGGTCTCGCCCTTTGGCCCCTGCGGGCCCATGACCGAGCCGAGGTCTATCACGCTGCCGTCCGTCAGCGTGAAAATCAGCTTCCCCGCGTCCGTGACCTCCACGGCCTTTACCCCGCGGGAGATCAGCCCGCCGATCGTCACCGTGATCCGATTTGGAATCTCTACCCTCATACCTGCTCCTTACTCCACGAATGCCCGATTCCCGCTCGCCAGCGTCGTCTTGTCGCCGTGCGTGTACCGGATATCGTAGGTGTACTTTCCCTTCGTGAATTTTGCCGTGACCGTCGCGTCGAAGTTTAGCGTGACCTGGTCATTCTCCACCTTCGCAAAGCTGAACGTGTGGACGGTCTGCCGCGTATCGTCCAGAAACACGACCGCCATGCTGTCCGTCGTCCCGATCGTGACGGCCTCGCCGTCCTGGTCCTTCAGGTCGAACCGCAGCACGATCGAGAACGTGTCCCCTTCGTACCACCGCAGCACTCCTTTGTCGATCCTCGGGCTCGGATAAGCCCCCGGAATTGGCGTCGCCATACCGCATCCCTCCTTTTCATCCAGTGTAGCAGACCCCCGCGCCGGATTCACCCCACGCGCAGCTTTCCCCTTGCCATTCCCGCCCGCCGGTGCTATACTGGTTCCATCAAATACAAGGAGGCTTCCCCATGCTCGACGAAAAAGATATTGAGAAAATCCAATCCATGATCGACCAGGCCAAAGACGACATGCTCAAGCAGTCCGCAGCCAACACCCGCGTCATCATCGAGAGCAGCGTCATGAAGAAGCTGGACCTCCTGATCGAAGGCCAGCAGTCTCTTCTCGAGACCCTTGCGCCGAAGAGCCGCGTCGAAGAACTCGAAGAAGAGGTCTCCTTCCTCAAATCCGTCGTCCGCCTGCACAGCCAGCGCCTCGCGGAGCTGGAAAAAGCGCAGTAACTCCAAAACCGAAGGCCGGGGCATCCGCCCCGGCCTTCTTGTTTTACTTGTCCTTCTTCTCCTTTGCGGCATCCTTCACCCATTTGTCGATATCCTTGGATTTCTCCTTCCGGTTGAAGCCCAGCGCCGCATAGATCTCGAGAAGCTTCTGCTTGAGCTTTCTCCGCTCCTCCGGCGTTGCGGCAAGATACTGCGCCTTGTACGCCGTCGTGACCTCCCTGCTGAGATCCTTCGCTTCCTTTCCGTGCTCGAGGTATTCCTTCGCCGCCTCCTTGACGTCGCCGCCCGCCTCGATTGCGTTCAGGAAATCATCGTACATCTTGTAGTCCTTGTCGTCCGCCTTCCGGATCCACTCGCGGTACTTCCAGTATGCGTCGTCCTCGTTCTTGGCCCAGTCGTTAGCGACCATCCGCTGGATGGCCTTCTCCTGCGTGACCGTCCCGGCGACCGCCGCGTCGCGCAGCTCGTCCCGGTTGTGGTTGTCCTCAGCCTCCGCGAGGTACTTCTTCATGAAGTCGATCTTGCCCTGCTCGTCGAGCTTGTCCATCTCCTTCTGCTGGTCCTCGTTGGCGAACACCTGATAGAAATACGCCGTCTTTGCCGTGTCGCTGATGCTGTAGCTCTTGAGCAGCATCTTCTTGTCGTATTCCTTCTCGACGTTCTTGATCGCCTGCACGAACGTGTAGGTCTCCCGCTGGTCTTCGCCGCCCTCTGTGATTGCCTGATAGGCTTTCGTCTCCTTGACGGACAAAGACTTGAATCCATTTTCGATCCAGTCCTGCGCCTCCTGCGTCGCCGTTCTGCCGAACAGCACGCCCTGCGCCAGCTTCAGCGGCACATCGCCCGGCCGGTCTGTGTACGTCGGATATTGCAGCTGCTGCTCTCCCTCGTTGTTGAGCCTGTATTTGCCGCCGTTCACCACGGACATGATGCCCTGCAGGCTCTTTCGTGCCTGTCCGCCGCCCATCGGCAGCGCCGCATACGACAGCGGCTTTGAAAGCTCGTCTACCAGCACCTGCGCTTTCTTCTTCGTCGCCATGTCCTCTTTGCTCGACAGCAGCGCCTTGTTGACCTTCTCCATATCCGGGAACGCCGAGATGACCGCAATGCGGTTGCCCTGCAGATCAAGCCCCATCCATTCGTCCAGCCCGAACATTGCCAGCAGCTGCGTGTTCGGCAGCTCGTCGACCACGCGGCTCGCAAAGCCCTTCCATACTTCCTCCGGCGTCTTCTTCTCCGTCGTATAATCCCAGTTCTTCGGGTTCACGCCGTACTCGGCCATCGCCTGCCACGTGTTCGGCACCTTGTACCCCGACACGTCGCCGACCGTATCGTTCAGCATGTCCAGCGGGTCCAGTGCCGGCCGCCTGCCAAAGATCGCTTCTGCCGCCTCATTATAGATCCACGCGCCGATGAGGAATTTCAGCAGCGCCTTCGCCAGAGCCAGAACGCCCTTCTTCCGTTCCTGCGGGAGCATGTTCTTGAAGATCCAACTCAATTCGTTGTTGACCTCCAGCTGGAACTGCGTGAACATCTTCACGATAGGGCTGCGCACCGTGTACATGAGCGGCGTCGCGCCCTTGCTGCGGTCTGCCATGATGCCGGACGCGAACTGGTCGGCTTCCTCCAGCGCGCTCTGCTGCGACATGCCGCGCTGCATGTTCTCGATCACCCGTGCCCGGACGATGGACCCCGTCGTAAATCCATCGATCTTCTCCATCACCCAGCCCGCGATCTCAGACGCCTTATCCATGCTTGACTGTGAAAGTCCGTGATACCCGCTCCGGTTGTTGATGAAGACCGACTGCTGGTCCAGCCCGTCCGCCTGCACGTAGTTCGCCAGCGTGTACCACATGCCCTTCATCATATTGACCGTGCTCGTCTGCGCCCACGCCTGCGTCAGTGGGATGAAGTTTGTGACCGCCGAGCCGATATTCGCCGCGACCATGTTCGCGCCCACGCGCTGCTGGGACTTCCGCATGAAGTTATAGATTTTCTGCGGGATATGCTCTTCAAGCCATCTGTCCGCACCGGTTCGCTTTCCTGCCAGTACGTTCGTGTACTCCGTCAGCCATGCCGCCATGTGCGACATTCGCGTCCGCCCATTCTTCGAAAGCTCATCGATCAGCTGCTGCTTCTTGTCCGGGTCAAGCGTGTTATTTGCCTTGATCGCGTCCATCTGCTGCCGGATGCCTTCGTCGCTCGCGCGGTAGCGGATCTGCGTCTCCAGTGCCCGCATGCGCTGCACATCCTCCGTGTGGAAGATCACGTCGCTCGCCGTATCCAGATACAGATCAAGTCCCTTGATCGCATTGTACGCCGTCGCGTAGCCCAGCCGTTCGTTTGCATTCTTGAAATACCGGATGCCCGGCCGGAATCTGGACGTCAGTCCGTTGATCGTCGTCGGCAGCGGTGAGACCGTCCCGGTGAAGCCCAGCTCCCGCCCAAACCGCGCAAGGATGCTCTCCTCATTTTCCGTGAAGTGCGGGAAGTAGCCGCGCCGGTAGGAGACCGGGTCATAGCCGAACTGCACGCGCACCTGGTTTATCATGTCGAGCAGCTCATCATAGATCTTATGGAACTCCGTGATTGCCTTGTCGATCTTTGCGAAGTCCATGTTCGGGTTATCCGCTTTCAGCTTCTGGATGACAGCCAGCCATTCTTCATAGGTCTTGCCGTCCTTCTTCGCCTCCGCGTCCTGCCCCTTCAGCATCTCCGCGTTCTCCTGTGCCTCGCCCAGCAGCTGCACGGCGTAAGCCTCGGAGTCTGCGTTCCCTCTCATGACCTTCTCGCTGATATCCAGCTTCTTGACCCGCTCCTGAATTTCAAGGATGAAGTTCTTCCGTGCACTCTCGTTCTGCTTGATCTTGTAGATATACTTGTTATTGAACTCCTTCGCCAGCACATCGCCGCCCGGGATCTTCCGCATCACGTCCGCGAAGTTTCGTTCCGGCGTCTCCGTGTCGTAGCCCCAGCCGGACCCCTTGTCGGCCCACTGGTCAAACTTCGCCGCGTCCAGATCCGCGTCCACCTCGTCAAGCATCCGCTGCTTGTTCTGCATGCGCCATGCCCGCAGCGTCAGCATCCGCGCGTCATACGCCGCTTTCGCCTCATAGACGTCCAGAATGCCCTTGCTGTTTTTCATCTTCCGCACGGCTTCCTCGCTGATATCTCCGCGCAGCAGCGCGCCGACGATCTTCTGGTCTTCCGCCGTCAGCAGGTTCTTGTTCATAACATACTGCACACGCCCACGGAGTTTCTTGACCTCCTTGCTGAGTTCCAACGCTTCTCCTGCCGACTGCGGGATCGCCAGCCCCAGCAGGTCCTTCGCCTTCTTCTGCCGGTCGAGATACCGCTGCGTGACCCGCAGATCTGCGGCAAATTCCTTGACCGCATTCCTCGCGTCATTTTTCGCCCAGTCCAGCCGCGCATTCGTCGCTTTGGCCTCGAACACATCCTGCTTGACCTTGCTGACCTCTGCCGCGTCCACGCCCTTGTAGCCCTCGATCCATTCGCGCGTCTTCCGGATTCCTTCGGCGACCTTGTAGATCTGCATGATCTGTGCGCCCGCCGTTTTGTTGCTCGCCGGGAACAGCTGCGGCGCCTTCTTGTGGAGCGTCCAGTAAACGTCACGCACCGGCATCCCGTCGTCCCTGATTTGCATGCTCTTCGCCGCCTGCTGCCGGAACTGATTCCAGTATCGGATATCCTCTTTGTCCTGCGCTGGGATGGAGATCTTCTGGTTCTCGATGAACTTGAGGACCCCCTTGTACTCCTCGTAGTACGACTGGTTTTCCTCCATGCTGACCTCCACCGCCGCGTCGACCAAATCGCCCACCAGCTTATTGTCCAGCTCGCCGGTCTGCAAAAACTTCCGCACGATCTGTTCCGTGAACGGCTGCAGCGTCTCCCGCTTCGCCTCCGGCGAAACGCCGAAGCTCCCTGCGATCCTCGACAGCAGGAAGTTTTCCGCCCGCCTGGTGTACTGCGCCGCCTTCTCCCCCATCAGATCCCGATACCGCCCGTCCTGCGCGGAATACCGGATATCCGGGTTCGTTAGGCTGAAACTTCCGTTGTTTGCAACCGCGGACTTCACCTGCGCAGAATCAAACACAGCCCATGCCTTCACGCCGTTCTCAACCGCCTGAACCCCGTCGTATCCATGCCGTTTCAGCATCTCTACCATCCCCGGCGTATTGATCACCTGCCACATTAGCTCCGGCTTCCCCGCCTGTTCCCATACGGCTTGCAGTTCGCTAGGTCTGATCTGTAGCCGCTTCGCAAGATCCACATAATTCCCGCTGTATCCGCCGTCAGTGTTTCCAACATCCGCCGGATTCTCCACGCGAATATATGCCGGGATAATACGATCGACGTTTCCTGCGTAAATCGATGCCTCCGGCAGAATTCGCTCAACGCTGCGCGTCGCAGTGGAGTATTCTTCCGCGTACTTGATGTTTGCAGTCAGCCAGATCGGTTTCCCGCCTACATCAAACTTTGTAAATTTCGCTCCGGCACCGTGGAACACCAGCAGTGGCTCGCCTGTCGTGTTCGTTGCCTTGCTGTCTGCGAACCAATCCCGGAACGCCGTCGTCTGCGTCTTCTCCCGCTCATCAATCAGTTTCTGCATGAGCCTCGGATTCCGCAGGAAAACGGCGTCCTTAAACACACCGCGCCCGCTCCCATCGTCCAGCATCGCAGAGACGGTCTCAAGGTTCTGTTTATCCCGCTCCGACGCCTGCCGCGCGCTGGCAGAAGAATACCGGATATCCGGGTTCGTCTTGTCGAACGTCCCGATGTTATCCGTCGCGGATTTGATCTGTGCGGAATCAAATACAACATAGAATTTGTCGTAAGCAAGATCTTCTTTGCTTCCATCATATTCAAAAATCACGCCGTCGTGCCCATGTTCTTTGGCGTAGCGAATAAACGGTGCTTCTGCAATGTTATCCGTGAATTGTTCCGGGGACAATTTCACCGTGTACGGATTCTTCATCTTGAGATAGGCTTCAATGATACGGTTTCCCCTGCGTTCATCTGCCATGCTCTCTGCATAATCCCTGCTTTCACTGAAGAAGTACGCTCCGTTCTCCTGCTGGAAAGTGTTAAATTCCGCATTCGTCCCGTGGTACACCACCTTCGGTGTCCCGTCCGCATTCACGACCTTACTCGCGCTCTCCGGGTGATTCTTCCAGTCCCCAAACCAGCGCTTGAATTGTTGCGATTGTGTTACATTTTTTAACTTTGGCTTGACAGTCGACCCCTCATCCCTTATACTGGCCACAAAGCCGTTGTCAGTATCAGGCATCTTGGGCATTGGGACCCTTGCCACCTGGTACAAAGCAGCGGCTTTTACTTTGTCCACATAGAACAATGTTGTTTCGCCGTTATTGGATTTCTCAATCGCGTTTGTGAGCAGTCCCGTCACCGCATTCTTCTTTTCATAAATGCTGGTAACGGCATTGCTGTCAATGACAATCGAATTCTGTCTGCCTAACCCGTCAATGTACACCGGAATAACCACAGATTTTGCGTCCTTGATGAATGGCAACAGCGCAACGACGCTTGTCCCTCTCTGTGATTCAGATGCGATGATCGCGACCGGGCTTTTCATCGCACGCGGAAGCTGCTTCAACATCGGTTCCCCGATGTGATGCTCCTCATCTTTCGTTCCATTGATGGCATAGTCCACATGCGTCTGATTGATTGTGACCGGCAGCGCATTAAAGCCCACCTTCTGAAATACCTCCGGTGTCGACCCGACCACCAGCGTATCATTTTTTTCGATTTTCCCGGCTTTCCAGTCGTCCACCTGTTCTGCAAACGGCTTTGTGAAATCATACTTTTCTGCTTTTGATGCGGACATCTTCGTCGGCGGCGCTCTCGCGCTGCCGGATTTTTTCTGCCACTGGCCGACCTCCATCTTCACGTCCGCGCGCAGTTGGTTCGTGCCGTAGTCCGTGCGGTTCATGCCGGCGTAGGTATCCGCGATGATCTCCTCGACGTAGGCGTCCGTGTCGTCGCCGTAGATCCCGGCGTATGCGTCCACATAGCTCTCGATCATCTCCTTTGTGATCTTGCCCTCGCCCAGCAGCCGCTTCTGGATCTTCGCCGCCATCTCCGGCCAGCGCTTGACGATCAGGTGATATCCCTCGTGCTTCGCCAGCTCGAACGCGGAATATTCCTCGCTGTCTGCCCGGATGAGCACGGAGCCATCCTCCGTCACGGCGGCATCCGCATAAAACGTCTGCTCATCGATCTCCTGCGTCAGCTGCCCGGTGAAGAACCGCGCGTTCTGCACGCCCATCGACCGGAAGAACTTTGCCGCCGCCTGGATATCCTCGCTTCTTCCCTCCTGCCCCTTCGGCATGACGCGCACTTTTTGCGCGTTGTTCTCTCCAAAACCGAGATCCGAAAGCGTTACTTCATCCCAAGCTTTTGCGAGATCTCTTGCACCCTGCGCTCTCTTTCTTCCGGCGTCAGCTCTTTGCTGCTGCGCTGTGCTTTGGCGAACGCCTCCATCCTGTCCTTCGGCACGCTGACCAGCCTGCCCGACTTGTCCTTCATCAGTAACCTCGATACTGCCATTGTTTACCCCTTTCTGCCCTGCGGCAAGGCCCGCTCGATAGGCGGCTGCCGCCACGTCCTGATTCATTCCTTCGGCGTAGCGCATCGCCCGCTGCTCACTCGCGCCGAGTCTGCCCTGCTCATAGACCTGTCCGAAGCTCTGCGCATACTGCTCCGCCGGCATGCCCGTCGTGTTCCCGTTCAGGAAATACGCCGCCGTCTGCTCGTCGTAGCCTGCTCTCTGTGCCTGCGTCTGCAGATACTGTTCCTCCTGCTGCAGCGCGGCTTCATCGAGCGCCTGCTCCGCGTCCGCCGTCTGCCGCTGGGCATACTGCACCGGATCCAACTCTCCCATGTTCTCTGTCCCCGGAATTGGCGCAAATAAGCTGTCCTGGTCGTACTGCCGCTGCGCCGCCTGCTGGGCCTGCTGCACCGCCTGGACGCTCTGCTGTGCCCGATTCTGCTCCTGCTCCTGCTGGTACTGCTGCGCAAGCCTCTGGTCCTCCTGCGCCGTCTCCGCCGCGCTCTTGTAGATCTGGAACGTCTTCTCGTCCGCCTCGGCCTGTGCCTGCTCCTGCCGGGCCTGTTCCTGCAGCTGCTCGAGCCTGGTCAGCGTCTCCGGCACGCGCGGCTCCTGCCCTTCGTCCACGGCCGCCTGCTGCTCCTTCGCCACCTCACGCAGCGTGTTCTCCACGGCCTTCTGCGTCACCTCGCCGCCATCGTCCACGGTTTGCTGCAGTTCCTCGGCCAGCTGGTGCGCCTTCGTGCCCTCTTCCTGCGCCATGCCATAGTCGATGACGTCCTGCACTTCGCCCGCCTCGATGACCGCTCTGGCCGTCTGCGTGACGTTTGCCTCCAAAATCACGCGGTTCACGCCCGCATACGTCCCGGACATGGCAAGGCCGGACAGGCCGCCCGCGAGGAACGAAAGGCTGTCTTCTTTTGCGAAGTCTCCGACCATCGCCGCCAGCGCCTGCGCCGGCGTCCTTCCCTCTGCGATATAATTTGCGTAGGCCGTCATGACCTCACCCCGGTCATGCTTCGCCACCACGTCATACGCACGGTTTAGCCAGTTGGACGCGATCTCTTCCGCGCCTTCCGACGCGAACGACCGCAGTGCCTTCCTCCACACGGCCTTCCCGCTCAACATGTTCTCGATGATATCGCCCACGGAGTATTTTTCCGTGAAGCCCTCGATCGCGCCCTCGACGATCCCGTCGACCAGTGCGTCCGCGTTGGACTTGCCGTTCTGAATGCCCTCATAGACCGAATCTGCCGCGACCTGCGAGCCCATCACCCAGTTCATGGTCTCCGCAACCGCGTCCTTCGCCCCCGCACCGGCCACGCCGCCGAAGGTTCCCACGAGCCCCGTCGAGACCGCCATGTTGACCGCGCTGTCCAGCGCCGACGTGCCCGCCTGATAGAGGAACTGACCCGTCGGGTTCATATTCTGCATCACGCTCTGCCGAATGCCGGAGGACAGGCGCGTCGCATTGTATGCCGGGCTGTAAACATTCGTCGGCATATCCTCGTTCTGATAGCCGCCGGCCCACTTCGGCAATACGCCACGCAGCGACTCCACATTTCCCAGTGCCTTCCCCGGCGCCAGCGCCGCAGAGAACAGCGTCGCCGCAGCTTTCCCCGCGAAGGATCCGCTTCCCATTTCCTGCGCCGCCTGGTCGAGCTTCTGCGCGTTGTCGTAGTCGTCCAGCACCTTCTGCCATTCCGCCAGCCGCTTGAGCGTGTCGTCGCTGTAGCCTTTTTCGTTGAGCGCCGTCTTCGCGTCGTACTTCGCATACGCCCGCACCTGATATCCGTTCAGTTCCTGCCCGCGGTACTGCCGGAGCAGATTCTGGTCTTCCTCGCTCAGGTTCCCGATTGCCTCCTGTGCCCGGGCCAGCACGCTCTGGCTGTCGACCTGCGCCTTGCGCTCCTTCAGCGCGTCGATCTCGTTCTGCAGCTGCGTCACGCTCTTCCCATTTTCCGAAAGCCCGGTCCCGGAGAAATGCGTGTCCGCCTGTTCGATCTCCAGCGCCTCAATCTGCTTGTCCAGCTCCTGCGACGTCCGCCGCATCCCGCGCACCTGATCCCGCTGCACGGTCTGCGCCGCTTTTGCACGCCGGTTCTTCGCATCCACGTCCCCCCGCACCTGCTGCGTGGCTGGCGCAAACCCGCCGGCCAGCAGTGCGCTCTGTCCCTGCAGCGCCAGTGTCCCAAGCTTCAGCCCCTGCGCCGCCTCCACGCCGCGCAGATAATTCTGGTACGTGCCGTACTGCGTCTGCATCGCGGAAGACCGTCCGTATTCCTGCTCTGATACCTTCCCGTCGGTCTCCGCCCCCGCATTCTCCGTCTTCTTCTGTCCGCTCGCCCGGCCCTTCAGCGCGGCCCCCGGCTCGATCTGCGCGAGCTCCGCTTCGCGCACGGCATTCTGATATGCCATAAACGCCGCATACTGCTTATGCAGCGGGTCGTCCACGGTTGTCTGCCCGCTCTGCGCGTTCTTCCCGTAGTCCGGGTTCGGCAGGCCGTACTTGCTCGCGATCTGGATCTGCTTCTGGTTCAGCGTGATTCTTCCGCCGCGATAGGCGGAGGGAGCCTGCTGTGTGCTGGCTCCCTGTCCGCTGCGGATGCTCTCTGCAATCCGCTTTTGTTCCTCTGTCAGAGTGATTCGTCCCATGCTGCCCTCCGTTACCGCTGCCGCAGATATGTCGCGCCGTAGTATTCCAGATACGCCTTGAACGTATTGGCCTCCAGCGCATTGTAGCCCTTGCTGTTGAGGTAGTTATCCAGCGTCCGGCTATCCAGATATACATTCGGGTTCTTTGCCCGGTACGCCTGCGCCGCTTTTGCAAGCGTGTTGTTCTTCTTGTCGCTCAGCTTGGAAGATGAACTGCTTCCGCCGCCTCCGCCGCCGGATTTCTTCGCCGCAGCCTGCTCCGCCGCCAACGCCTGCAGGTAGGCTGCGTTCTCGGTGTTTGCCTTCTGCGCCCAGTAGTCGAGCATCGTCGCCCACTGGCTCTGGTCCAGCGACCGTTCCGAGTTGTACGCGCTCCGCGCATCCGAAAGATCCGAATAATAATCGCTGACCGTATCCCGGTACCGGCCGTAGTCCGTATCTTCCCGGCCCTTCACGAGGCTGTACTGGTTATAAAGGTCCGCCCCCTCATCCTGATATCGCTGATATGCCTGCTGCTGCAGCTGCGGCACGATGTCGTTGAGGTTCTGCAGATACGCATTGTACGCCTGCTGCCCCACCTGCTCACCGTAGGTTGAGCCATAGCCGCCCGTGAGTGCCGCCGCCTGCCCCATCGTGTCCTGCATGGCCAGCCGCCCGAGACGCTGATACTGCTCACGGTACTGCTGGTACAGAGGATCCGTCCCCATGTCATAGCTGAATTTCTTCCGGTTCCGGATCTGGTCATACAGACTCGTCAGCTCATCGTCCCAGCGCGATTGATACGCGCCCGGCTTGCTGGCCTTGACCTGCTCCAGATACGCCTGCGCTGCCTGCACGCTGCCCGACGGCGTGTACCCGCTCTCCAGCCCGTTCAGTTTGCTTCTCGTGTAGTCCGACACGCCGGACATGGTGTAAGGGCTGTTCCTGGTCTGATAGCTGCCGCCGTAGTTCCTCGTCGTCTGGTTCTTGTTCACCAGCTGCGACTGATAGCTTCCGTCCGCGTTCACGCCCGTGATGCGGTACGTGCCGCCGCCGGTCACGACCTCGTCGCCGGTCGAAAGCCCCGCCGGTGCCCTGCCGCCCGACTCTACTCGATATACGCTCATAGTCTCACCGCCTTAAAGCTTGAAATGTGTCGCGTACTGCTTCGGCATGTACGCCTGATTGTAGGCATTGAAATACCCCTGATAGTAGCTGTTGTACTTCGCCGCCTCGTTCGCATACTTCGTCGTCTCCCCGTTGGCGTCGCAGATCTTCATCCCCAGATACCAGCGGTAAATTTCATCATACGGCCACGGGATCAGCAGCTCCGTTTCCAGATCCACGTCCTCCCCGTAGCCCGTAAACGGCTCCGGTTCCTTCTCGTGCTCGTGCGTACAGATGATATCCCGATACACGATCCCGTCCAGCTCCGACAGCCACCGGACCTTATCCGGCGTCTCGTACTGGTTCGGCAGTAACCGGTCGACCGTCTCGATCGCTTCCCGAATTTTCATTTTTCCTCCTTACCAAAAGAAGGGGCATTTCTGCCCCTTCCTCTGCTTCATGCCGTCATGGGCATTCACTTGTCAGTTGTCCGCCTGCGCGCGGCGGAAGGCTTCTTCCTCTGCCATCCGCGCGTTCATCAGGACTTCATACACCGGCAGCGGGACCTGCACGTCCTTGCCCTTCGGCACCATGAACGTCCGGCCGTTCACCGCCACGAAGCGGCTCTGCTCCTCGTTCTCCTGCCCGCGGGGCAGGTAGATCGTCTTCATGACGTTCCACACGTCTTCCGGGTTTGCCTGTACAGCCGCCGCGGCGGTCTCTTTCGTTGCCATGCTATGTGCTCCTTTCTCAGTTCGCCTCGTCCGTGCCGGAGTATGCGCTGCAGCTCTCCACGCGGACCATGCGGTCCTCGTACAGCAGCTTCGCCGCCATCTCGGCCTTGTAGCCGACGGTCGAGAACTGGTTCAGCGGGCCGCCGATCTCGTCCTTACCCTTGACGATCATCTCAAGATTGCCGCCCTCCGGGTCGATCATCTTGTATGCGTCCTTGCCGAGGAACAGCGTCGCGTACACGCTGTAGTAGACCGCCGGGTTTCCGTCAGCCGCTGCAGTCTTGACCGGGCAGGTCGAGTTGTTGAAGATCTTCGCTTCCGTCGTCTCGACAAACCGGACGCCGTGCAGCTCGCCGATCTCACCCGAGAACAGCGGCGTGACGTCTGCGTACTTGTGCGCCTCGACCCATGCGTCCGAGGACCGCAGGTCGTATGCGACCGACGGGTGGATGATCGCGACGTACTTGCCGTCGATCTTCGGGGCCTTCATCTTCTTCAGCGTCGTCACGGCCTTGTTGACCTCGTCCGGCGTCAGCTTCGCCGTCAGGTCGAGGCCCGCGCGGCTGGTGACTGCCGTATGCGCGCCGCCCGCTGCGACCTTGTCGCAGTACTGCACGTTCGAGCCTGCCACGACCGCGTCGCGCACACGCTTGTCGATGGACGTGCCGGCGGAAGCGCCGAGTTCTTCGGTCGCACCCAGGATGACGTTATCCAGCGCATGCAGCTCCAGCTGGTCGGAGACCGTCACGTACAGGCCGATCTGCTTGATCGCGCCGGTCGTGCTGGTCTGGCCCATCTTCTGGCCGGTCGGGATGACGCCTTCGGTCAGCTCCTCCGCGTCCTTCAGCGTGTTCCACTTGCGCCACTCGACGGTCTTGCCGTGGTTGCGCGGCAGCGCCTGACGGCCTGCCAGCTGCGCATGCACGAGGTTCGGCCGTGCGTTCTCGAGCAGCTGCGTGTCGTAGAACGTCTTCATGGTCGGCGCGAGCGTGTCGTTGCCGCTGAATGCGGTCGTCTGGCCGGTGCCTGCGTTTACGTAGTTGCCGGTCGCGTTGACGAGCGTACCGGCGTCAGCAAAAAACTGAAATCCGACTTTGGATTTAAACATAGCTTCTTATCTCCTTTCTCAGGGGATCACTCGTTCCCCTCTTGCCGCGCGGCGGCGCATGTCCTCCACCTCCGCGCGTGACCAGTGTGTTTTCATCGGGACGTTCTCTCCGCCCGCAGCGCCGGAGCCGATCTCCTGCGGCCTTGCGCCCTGCGCCTGGATGGTCCGCATGACGTTCTCCCGCGCCTGGTTCGCCACCAGCTGCGCCTGTGCCTGTGCGATCTCCTGCTGGTGGATGACCTCATATGCCGTCTTCGGCGGCACGCCCGCGCCCATGAGCCGCGCAAAATCCGGGTTCTGCATCTCGGTCTCAAAGTCCGCGCCGTACCGCGCCGTCACATCCCGGGCAAAGTCTGCCTGGATCCCGGCAAAGGCTTCTCGCATCTGGTACTCCTGCAGCTGCCGCCGCATGGCCGTATTCTCGGCCCTGCCGGCGTACTCCTTTTTGAGGGCGTCCGCCGACATGCCCTTTTCCATGGCCTCCGCGCTGTAAAGCCGCTCGTCAGCGGAAAAGCGCTGTGCCAGTGCCGCGAAGTCCGTCTTCCGCGGGTCCGACGTGTCAATCCCATAGAGCGCTCCCAGCTGGTCGATGATCGGCGCCATCGCCTCGGCCTGCCCCTTGTACTGGTTCAGCCCGCGCACGCGCTGCTTTACGACCTTCTGCACCGCAGAATCAAAGTCCTGCTTGTAGCGGCCCCGGATCAGACTGTCAAACGTTTCTTCCTGTGTACCCTGTCCCTGAGCGTCGGGGACGTTGGCCGGCTGCTGCTGCACCTGCGCCTGTGCGGCTGCCTCCTGCCCGCTCTGCTGACCGGCGGCGTCAGCTGCGTTCGTCTGAACGCTTACGCCCGTGAATTCGCCTTCCATTCTGTAAATTCCTTTCTGGCGTTTATTCTAAAATCATCGTAGCACAAACTTTTCCCAACTTCACCCCACGCCAGCCAGAAATAATCTCGCCGGAATGGGCCGCCGCAATCGTCGGTTCTTATCCCGGCTGCGTGCTTTCTTCCGACTTTTTGCGCGCATTCTCCACGATCTTCGGCTCCTGCGTCTCGCCGGTGTGGATCTCCGGCTTCTCCGCTGCCGCGGCGCTCGCCTGCGGGACTGCCTGTCCGCCCTCCTGCAGGATCTGCTGCGCCAGCCCCTCACCCATGACCGGATCGTACCGGTCTGCCAACGCCAGTGCCAGCTGCTGCCACTCGACCAGCCGCTGCTGCAGGTCCGCGTTCTCCTGGACCTTCTGGATGATTGAGTCCTTCCCGTCAAAGTCCATCATGTCGAGCGTTGCAAGCGTCTGGTCCACCATCTGTGGGTTGAAGAACCCCAGCTGGAAGAACTGCAGCGCCAGCTCGTTCTGCGCCATGGACGTGTACTCGCTCGCCTTCTGCGCCGAGACCTCAATGTCGAAGACCGGTTTCCGCAGCCCGTCCGGCTGTCCATTCGCGCCGTAGAGCGTCTGCGGCTGCAATCCCTGATTGCTGTACTGTACGAACTGCTCTGCCCCGCGCTGCCCGATGATCCGGAACTGCCGCGGCAGATCATAGAACTGCCGGATGCGCTCAATGACCATCCGGATCATCCGCGCGTAGGCCCGGTAAGCCGACTTTGTGGAGTCCTTGCTGCTCCGGCCGGACGCTTCCTGCAGCGCTGCAATGGCCGAGGCCGCCGTCACGCCGGAGCTCGTCGCGCCGTTGTTGACGTCCGTGTTTCCCGTTGTCCACTTGAGCTCCTCAATCTTGTTCTGCAGAATGGCGATATAATTGCTGTTGAGCATGTTAACCTGGATCGGCTGCAGACTGTCCTGCCCCAGATTCCCATCCACATGCACGAACGGCTTCGTCCAGTCCGCGAATTCCTGCTCATTGACCGACCCGTCCGACCGCTTGAACCACCTTGGCGTCGTCGTCATGATCGCGTTCTTCACGATCGCCTGGTTCATCCGGTCGATCTGCTCCTGCGTCGACTTGCCGATGTCGATATAGCCGTATCCCGCTATGCTCCCCTCCACCGGGAACAGCGCGTCGACCACGAACGGGTATTCCCCGTCGTCATACAGGCCCGTCTCCGCCATGGGCTTTCCGACCGGCTGCTGCACAATGCTCCCGTCTGGCAGCGTCAGCGTGTCATATTTCTGTTCCGTATCGTTCTCCGTCGCCTGCAGGATGGTGTCGCCCACCAGCTTCGCGAAGTGCAGCACCTGCCGTCCGTTCTGATATTTCTTGTAATACCAGTCCACCACCATCGACTTGTTGTCAAAATTGATGACGTCGTCCGTGTTGTACTTCTGCTGGATCTGCTGCTTGGAGTTGAGCTTTCCCTGCAGCTCCGGGTACTTCTCGACCAGCAGATCGTTGTCCACCATCTCCGTCAGGAAGATGTTCTTCGACTTCTGCAGATCCCGGACGCCCGGCTCCCAGAAGAAAGACAGAATATCCACCGGCTGCACCGAGATATCCCCGAGGCCATTGAGCTTCGAAGAATCCCACTTCACGTGCCAGATGAGCGTGCCCTGCTTGAGCTTCGTCCACTGGCTGTCCGAATAGACCTCTTCGAAGTCGTTCTGTTCCAGAATGACCGGCAGCACCGAGGAAAGCTTCGCCGCCTCCTCCCGGTCGTCCGGTTCCCGCGGGCGGATGGCAGGGGCCGGATAGGCCGCGATCGCGTCCGCGTGCTTGCCCATGATGACGTTGAAAAGCCACGCCGACGTCCACTTGTCATCCTCCGGGTTTCCCTTCTGGATCCGCTGCCAGCTTCGCATGCGCCACCAGTCCTCCGACGCAATGACCCGCGCCTCCAGCGCACTTTTGCCCTGCCGGTATTTCTGCAGCGTGTCCATGGCCTTTCTGGCCTGCTCTTCGCCGATGGCCTTTCGCGCCGTCATCCCGCTCGCCGTGTCATTCTGCATGGTCGTCTGCATCTGCTCTGTCTGCATTGTCCGCTTCCTCCTTCCGCAGGTCTTCCGCCGTGAGTCTCGCCACTTCGTTCTGGATCCCGTCCAGCACAAAGCCCACGATGACCGGCGGCAGCCCCGCCTCGTTGATGGCCTCGATCAGCCGCCCCCGCAGCCGCACCACTGCTTTTGTGATATTCATAGCTCCTCCTATCCGTTATAACTGCTGATTGCCCGGTTGAGCGCTTCCTTGAGCGCAGAATAGCTGTTTGCAAAGTACGTCGCTTCCAGCTTCGTTCCTGCCGATACCGTGCTGACGCTTCCCGCGCCTGCCAGATTCCCGATGGCGTTTGCCGCCTCGTTGTAGATGGCCGCCGTGATTGTCTGCCCGGCGTAGGCCGTCGTGAAGGAAATGCTCCCGTAGCCTCTGGCCGCCCGGACTTCGTTGATCTTCGCCGTCAGCCGGTTCCAGCTCGCCGCCGTCAGGTATGTCACGGCCTTCCCTGCCGCGATATACGCCGCATCGTCGCTCGTCCACGCGAAGGCCGCGATCTGCGCCTTCGTGTCTCCGGATACGGTGTTGGACGTCTTCGAGTCCGTCCCGGCCTTGTTGACGATCCAGAAGTAATACGTCGTGCCCGGATCCAGCCCCGAGACCGTCACCGGTGAGCTGCCGATCGACTGCGAGCCGATGGCCGTATAGCTCGTCTTTCCCCAGTAGAGCGTCCAGCTTCCGTACCCGCCGCCGTTTTTGTCCCACGTGACCGTCGCCGTGTTCTTCGTCAGCGTGACCCCGCTGATAACCGGCGCAACTGCCGTGATCTTCGTCTTGTAGTACACGCGCACGGCCTGCCCGCTCGTAATGGGGATCGTCTCCGTCGCCGCGTGATTTGTCGCATACCCTTCCGACGCGAGCCTGAAATACTGGAATTCATACTCCTGCGAATACGTCTGGTACTGCGTGCCGGACATGGCCAGGAAGAACGAATTGCCGATCGTGCCGGAGACGGACCCGTCTGACAGCGTGTGCTGCCCGTCCAGGTAGTTGTAGATCGGAATCGTCGTGGTCTTGCTCTGGTAGTAGACCTTGACAGTCTGCCCCTTCTGAATCGGGATCGGGTAGCTCGCGTCGTGCTCCGTGCTGTAATTCTGCGACGACAGCCGGAAGTACAGGAAATGATACTGCTGCGAGTACGTCTGATACTGCGTGCCCGCGGCCGAAATGTAAAACGTATCTCCGATATCGCCTTTGAAGGACCCGCTCGCCAGCTGCGTCAGGTTATCCAGGAAGTTTAGAATGCTGACCGTCGCCTGCGAGGTCGACTGTGCCAGCGTCCGCACGCTGATGGAGTTTGTCTCGGCGACAAGCGTCCCCGTGCTGCTGTTGTAGATCCTCACGCGGCAGATATACAGCGTGTCCGGTGTCAGACCAGTAATGACCCGGTGGGCCGTCGTCGTGCCCGCAGTCGAGTCCGTCACCGTCGCCATGACCTGTCCCGCAAGGATATATTCATATTTCCGTTTGTACTTCGTCGTTGACGACATGCCGGATACCGTCAGCGTGATGCTCGTCGGCGTACCCGATGCGCCGGACAGCGTTGCCATTCAGCCAGCCCCCTTATCCGAACACCGGCGTAATGCCGCTTACGCCGCCGGAAGCGGTAAACCGGATACTCCCGTCCGATTTTATCTGCATACTTGCTGTCCCAGCCGCGTTCTGCAGATACACATCGCCGCTTGTCGAGCGCACGCGCACCGCCGGGCCCGACAGGTCGACCGCATAGGCTGCCGAGCTGGAGGACGTAAACTGCAGACTTCCCTCCGCTCCTCCGATCGTGCCGTTCGAGAAGTTTGTGCCCGCGATTTCAAGCCCGTCACTGATGATGTTGATCTCATCCATGATCTGCTTGAGCTTCGTCTGGATGCTCGTACCGTCGAGCTTCAGATCCGTTGCGTTGATCGTTCCGCCGATCTCAGCCCCCGTGCACGTCAGCTTGCCGTTCGCGTCGACCTTGAATTTGTCCTTGATGGAAAGCCCGCTCGTGCCGAAGTACATGCTCGCGCTGCCCCCAAATTCGTTGGCCGTGCGGAAAATGCTGCTCTCCGAGATCGTCCACGGCCCGAAGGTCGAATCCGCCGCCGCCGTGATCGTCCCGGACAGCACCGCATTGTACGCCTCCAGCGTCCCGGACGGGAAGTGCAGCTTCTTTTCCGACAGATACGCGACTTCCTTTCCGTCCTGCCAGAAGCCGATCCTGTCCGGCGTCACCGTGACCAGCTCGTTCTTCGTCCGGTCAATGACGTTCTCCCCGCCGTCCGTCACGGTCGTTTCAATATTGCCCACGCCCACGCCGTACACCGGCACAGCGTCCTTGTAGTACAGCAGCCCCGTCTTGATGTACTGCTGCGAATTGACGGAAAACTGATTGTTGACGCCCGCCGTGTAGTCATACAGCTGTTTGATGCCGACCGAGTTTCCCTCGATCGTCAGCTGCGTCTTCTCGAGATACTTGCCGAAGTCCGAGATGGCCACATAGCTGCCGGACAGCTTCGTCGACCACGTCTCCGAGTTTGCCGCCGCGAAATCCGCCGTCTTGATGATGAGCGACTTCAAAGCCGCGTAGCCGGACAGTGCCTCCTTCTTCTCCGCCTCCGGCAGGCTGTCCGCGTCGATGGCCTGCGAGATCTCCGTCAGCGTTGCCTTCGCCGACCAGTCGGCGAGGTTCAGCTGCTCCGTCACGCTGCACAGATACCTGCGCATGCTCTCCAGCTGCTCCTGCGTCGTCTTCCCCGCGATCGACGGGTATGCAAGTGTTAAAGATCCCATTATGCGTCACTCCCTGCCTCTAAAACCCGCGCCAGACTGAACAGCTTCATCTCGCCCTTTCCCGTCAGCCGGAATTTCAGGTGGTCGCACCGCGCGGGCCGGATCGGCAGCAGGAAGGTCCGCAGCCCCCGGCCTTCAATGTGCCCGCAGTGCCGCCAGATGCCATCGGAATCGTACTGCACCCAGAAGTCGACGCTCGACCCCTTCGGCAGCTGCATCCGCAGGTTGATCCGGGACACATACTTCTTCCCGACCAGCCCATACGTCATGATCCCCGTCTCCGCCATCCAGCCTACCGGGCCTTCCAGCGTCCCAACGCTGCCGTACACAGTCCTGAGCGTTCCATCCTCAAGGAAGTACAGCTCATCGTCCACCCGGGCAAAAGCTTCCGCGTGCGTCGCGTCCTCCCGGTGCCACAGGCCTTTTCTCGTGTCGTAGACGAACAGCAACCAGTTATGACCTTCATCCTCCATGCTGATGAAATACTTTCCTCTGGCGCCGCCCGCCACGGCATTGTAGTAGAGCTTCGTCCCGAAGCAGCTGCCGATCTCCTGCGGCAGACTCCCGTCGTACACGCAAACGCCCATCCGCGATTTGTAATACAGCCGGTCGTCCACCACGACCAGGCTCTTGCTTGACCCATTCTGCACGCCCGCGCATTTCTGCACGACCACCTGATGTGCCCCCGTCGCCGACGGATACACCCGGTGGAAGCAGTCCTCCTTGAAGAAGATCGGACTGTCGGCCAGCGTCGCCGCGCCGGTCCACTTCCCGTCCGTGCCGCAGCTCGCGCGCCACGAGTCCGTCGACACGCCCTGGTAGCACTCCCAGTTCTTAAAATCGCCCAGCTTGCAGCAGTAGATCTCATTGACGGTCTCTCCGTCCGCCACGCCGTACTTGCAGCCCCACAGCCGGTTCCCGCTCTCGGTGATGAAGTCCATGCTTGGGACCTTCCGCGCCGTCTTCACCGTCCCGCTCGTCACCTTCGTCGTCTCGTCGACGAGGCCGACGATCACGATATAGCTCTCGCCCACGTCGTACAGAATCTGGCTGCCGTTGAGCTTTTCGACCTGCTCGTTCCCGGTCAGCCCCGAAAGCCGGATGCCGTCGTATTGCTGAAAGCCCTTCCCGATGCCGTTCGCGGAAAGCTTCAGATACACCGTCGGCACGGATACCCACTGGCTCGTCGCCTCCGCCCACTGCTTGAGCGCGTGGAGCTTGCCGGACGTATCCAGCCAGTACTGGCCATTCGTCGGGTTTTCCGGCTGGCTGGCTTGCTTATAGCTCACCGTCAGCGCCGTCCCGTCGACGAGGCAGAGGGAAATTTCCACGTTCGAGCTCGCCGCGTCGACCACATTCTCCTGCCCCATGTACCCGTTGTCGGAGTACTTCTCGGTGTTGAAGTAGATCCCGTCCGGGAAGATGCACAGATATGCGCCCATGGAAATGAGCTGCTTCTGCCCCGCCGAGATCGACACGGACGGCATATACGCCTCCATCGAAGCGCCGTTGATATAAAGCACCTGGTCCTGCACCCAGCACAGCGCATCCTTCGCCAGAATGCCCTGCACGCCCTCGATCGCCTGCGCCGTCCCCCGCCTTGGCCGCGGCGCGAGCAGCGGATACTCGTCCGCCGACAGATTCTCCATGTCATAAAACTCCCCGTCCGCCAGCTCGAGGTTGTGGTTGTATCCGAGAAAGACTTCCGTCATCATGGTCTGCTTCTCAGTCTCCGTCAGTTGTGGTGCCAGCATGGCCTTACCTCCGTTTCATCATGTCCAGCGGATCAAAAAGGATCCGCTGCTCTTTCACCGCGCGGATCGGCTTGATCGGCCGCGACATGCAGAAATATCTCCATTCGTCCGCGACGTGGTCTTCCATCTTCGTGTCCAGGTCTTCTGCCCGATGCTCGTCATAGATCAGCGTCGGGATCGTCCGGATGAACGCCCTGCAGGTGTTGAAGACATACATCCGCGGATATCCATCCTCGTCAAACTGCAGCCGGTAGTGGCACTGCATCCAACCTGCAATGCGCTCATTGTCGCCAGGCGTAAAAAATACGCCGTACCGCGCAGCCGTGTCTGCGACCGATTCTCCGCGCGACGCATCCCAGACCGCGGGGTCCGCCACGCCGATGATGGTTTTCCCCTTGAGCCACGGGTGCTGCATCTCCGTTTTGTGGATCTCTTCAAACTGTTTGTCCGGTGTCCACTTTACGCCCTCGTTCGGCGTCCGCGTGCAGCCGTACAGCTCCATGATCCGGTAGATCGTCCCGTCATAGTCGACCGCCCACCATGCGCAAGAAAACGGCTTCCCGTAGCCAAAGTCGTAGCTCCGGCAGATCGTCCATCCGTCCGGAATCTCAAACGGCTCGATGACATGCGTCCAGCGCCGGTCCTTGTAATGCTCCGGCACGTCCCGGAAGTCCTCGAAGAACTGTCCCTCATAGACGTCCCAGCGTCCGTCCTTCCACGCTGCCCGCAGCGTCGGCGGCAGATTCTCCAGCTCGCGCAGGTAGTCAGGCTGCGTATCCATGAGGGCCTTATTGTCCTCTACCTTTGCCTGAATGAAGAAATAGTCATTCGGGTCTTCATCGGGATTGAAATTCCGATCGACGAAGACACGCTTGAAGTATGCATGCCCCGGCCCGCCGGGGTTCAGCGTGTAATACGTCCGCTTTGGAAATCCATTCGTTCCGCGCACGCAGAGATTGATCTTGCGGATCCAGCTCTCCTGCAGCTGCCCGGCCTCGTCGATGAACACCACGTCATATTCCGCGCCCTGATACTGCCCCAGGTCCCCTTCGTTTGCGCAGTACCCGAAAGAGATCGTCGACCCGTTCGGGAAGCGAAACATTTTGTCCGACCGGTTATATTTTGCGAACCCGGCAAGTTCCGCTGTCAGCTGCTCGATGTGGTTATTCTGCAGCTCCTTGTATGTCTTTCGGACGATCAGGATCTTAATGCCCGGATACCGGAACGCCAGCAGCTTCGACTTTGTCCGCACGGCCCAGCTCTTTCCGCCGCCGCGCGCGCCGCCATAGGCGATGTGCCGGTGTTTGTCCTTGAGAAAGAGCGTCTGCTTCGGCTGCGCCCGCCCGAGATCCAGCGTTCTCATTCGCTCGCGTCCTCCGCGTCACATTCCAGCAGCACACGCGGCGTCTGATCCTGCTTTTCGTCCCCGGTGTCTCTGCGATACCGGAACGCATACTCCAGCGCGAACTGCGCGCCCCGCTGAGAGTCCCGGTCGAACAGTCTTTCGGCCGTATATTGTTCCACGCGCGTCTGCGCGCGCGAAATCGAGTCCATAAATTCTTTCCTGGCCTTGTAGTTATACAGACTCTGCTTGCTGGAAAAGCCCAGTGCCAGCGCAAGCCCCGGGATTGTCGGCGGCTTCCGCCCCACCCAGACCGGAGTCCCGTCTTTCTGGTTGAAAACGATGCGCCCGTCCTCATCCCGCAGGATCTCTCCCTTGCAGCTCTCAAAATACGCCTCGATCAGCCCTTCGATCTGCTCCACGGATTCATACTTCGGTTTCCTCGCCATGGCTCACGCCTCCCTTCTGCTTTTCAGCATAGCGTATCCGGAAAATCTTTTCACCCCACGCACGCAGAATGAGCGCATACGGCGTTCCGCATGCGCTTCGGCTCTCATTCTGTTCTTTCGTAGTATCGGAGCTTCGCCGCCGCGATGCTGCACCGCACGTAGTCAAAGCTGGCGCAGTATCGCGTGATGTAGTCTGATGTCTCTCGCCGCTCAGGAAATGCGAGCACGCATTCTCCCTCGCAGCGAATCGTCTTTTTCCCGGCTGCCTGCCAGAATGGGCAGATATACTCCCTGTGCCAGTAGTCGCTCGTCTCTATCACCCTTTCGTTCTAAAACTCAACACATTTACAAGGTTTAAAGAAGGCGGCTCCCGGTCCGCTTATGTGTCTCGTTTTTGGGATCCCATACATATTTGAAATACAGGAATCCATACTGCGTGGCTCTGGACTCGACGAGGATGTAGCCGCGCGGGGCGACTGGCGGGCGCGTCGGGCTGTAGTCCCGGACCGCCTCGGTCGCAGGCTCCGGCTCCGGCCGGACGCAGCTGCGGCTGGCCTTGTACCTGTGGCCGCCGACCTCCTTGCGCCAGTGGCCGTGCAGGTAGTTGGCCAACGCCGTGTAGTCCTGCCCGTGGTCGACCTTATTTCCATTCTCGTCCAGATAGTAGTTGTGCTTCCGCAGTGGCTTGCAGTCGATGACGCTGCCAAGGCCCCAGAGCCTGCCGAGCGCATCGGCAGGAATCCCGTCCGTGATCAGGTGCAGGTGGAAGCGGTTGGTCGATTTGCCCCGGCCGTAGACGATGACGATCTTGGCCTTCGGATACCGGTAGACCATGCGGCGGTAGAACTTATCCCGGATCCTGCGCATCTCCTGCGCGGTATGTACCTCATGTTCGGGGTCGAGCGTGAGCGTGGAGTAATAGCTCGACGGGGAGAAGTTGGCGTTGACCAGCGCCGCGAACTTTGCAGCCGAGATCCTGGTGTTGAATTCCTCGCGTTCTTCCTGCGACTGGAACCGCGGCTTCTTCGGCCGGCTGGTCTTCGGATTCGTGCCGCCCGCCACCGTGTACACGATCTGCTCGCAGACCCTCCCGGAAAACTTCCGGCGCTTGTGTCTCTTTACCATATCTCCTCCTGCCTCGGTTTATTTCCCGAGGCTCGCAATGATGCCCTTTTCACATTCAGACAGCTCCCAGACGTGCGCGGCGGCTTTCTCGGCGGCAGCTTTCTCGGCGGCAGCTTTCTCGGCGGCAGCTTTCTCGGCGGCAGCTCGGTTTGACAGCAGCAGCCCGCCACCAAAGATTTTCTTTCCCGCTGCGCGCTGACTGTCCAGCTTTTCAACGTACGTGCAGTCCTCGCGCTTAACCGCAAACTCTATACCGTAGTTCGCATATTTCTGCAGCATGGCTGTCGTCAGCACATGGTCCGGATATGTATATTTCGGCAGCTCCTTTTTTGTCTCCGCCTTAATCTGCCGCATCGCCCGCTCGACCGCTTTTCTGAGCGTCGGGGCGCTCTGCGCGATGTTTCCTCCGAAACTTGTTACAAACGCCGTGTGAACGACTGCGCCATTTTCATACGTGATGACTGCATCGCAAATGATATGGTTCATCCTCAGCACAACTGATCGGCTGGAGAACGCCGTGAGCGATGGCGCAAAAAGAAAGAACGCAATCCCTCTGTCTATGTAGAATTCGCAGATTTTTGAAAGAATCGAAAAAGGCGGGTTGTCCAGCACGACGCAGCCGTCCGGATAGTCAAAACGTTCATAGTCCCCACCCGGATAGAATGGCCGCACGATGCATGCCGGGTCAATCCCATATTCACTGCACGCCCAATCCCGGATCGCCTCATAAACAAGCGGTGGCGTGTAGCAGTCGTCCGTTGTCTTTTTGGGTTTGAATTTCGACGTGAACGCATCGTATTCCGGGTTGTCGTCGAATAAGCATCCCTGTTCCCATTGCATGCTGTAGCCCTCCTTTGTTTTTTCTGCCCGCTCAAAGCGTGGCCGGAAATTCCGGCCATGCGTTCAGCGGTCAGCTTGTGTATCCGCACGCCCTGCATGTGCTTGTATCTGTAGCTGCATCCCATTTGCAGCAGCCTACGGCACCGCACTTTGGGCATGCCCACCACGGGCCTTCTTTCCCCGGCTCATCCGGCGCCGTACCCTTTAGCTCTATCAGTTCAACCATTTCAAGCGTATCCATTACGTCGTTGGCCCGGCGGGTCAGACTGCGCAGTTTGAAAAACACCAGCACGCCCAGCGCAATCCACTCCAGCGCGGCCGCAAGGTTCAGAATTTCAATCAACACGGTTGCCACCTTCGTTCCTCTCTGGCTTTTTCGATCCGCATTTCCATTTGATACTCCCTTCAAATTGTGATGATCTCCCGCCTGGACTGGCGGGCAAATTTGCGTTCCGGGCAGAAGCGGCATTCGGTGCAGCTCCAGGCGCCGCGGTAGTTGTTGCGCGTCGGGCAGAAGGCGTTGTAGCAGATCCCGGAGCCTGCCCGCTGCGGGCCGCGGCCGAATTTTTTCTTCTTCGGTTCGGCTTTTGGCTTTTTGGCTGGATCCTTCTTGGTGACGAGCGTGGCCGCGCGTTCTTTCCGGAAGCAGCCGCAGCTTTTTGCATGCCCGTTCCGGAGGTATCTGCCGTCCTTGCTGCAGACGGTCCCGCATTTACACCGGCAGATCCAGTGTGCCGTGTCTCCTTTTTTGCTGGTATCCCGCCCGATGACATGCAAATATCCAAAATCCGTGCCCGTCAGGTCGACTACGTGCGACATTTCCATTCTCCTTTCGTCAGGGGCCGGTCTCCCGGCCCCTATGCAGGGCGGACTTGCACCGCCTGCGCCTGCGCGTCCCCCTGTCGCCGCAGACGAGCTGCCCTTGTCTGCTCAGGCAGCTTTCCATAAGGAGGTAACACGATGCCGCCGGGCGATCCCGACACCCGGCGTGGGGTAACGTTGACGGTTTCCATCCGCGCGCACGTTCCACACGCGCTTTTTATCCCCGGCCCGCGGGCTTGAGGTTTCGCGGGCCGGGTGCAGAGCCGGGGTGATCCTCCCGCAGCCGTCTCATGGCGGAGCGGCCGCGGCCAAAGTCCGAAAAAATATGGTTCCCCGGCTGATTGCTGGTCTTAGTCCTCGGGCTGGCTGATATCCTTGCGCCGCAGCCCGTCGGCGTTCTCGGTCAGCGGCAGCGCCTGCCGCCGCGCGTGCTCATCCGGGTTCCAGCCGCACCGCGCGCAAAGAACCGGCGCGATCTTTGCATACGGGCAGGCATTGCCCTGCTTCGGCAGCCCGCATGCTTCGCGCGGGCTGCTCTCGTTTTTTTCTGGCATGTTAGACCTCCTGGATCTCGATCCCGAATTTTGACCGCATGAATTTCCGGTTCCGCAAATACTCCTTTGTCCGCGTCGGCTTGGACTTCACATCTTCGACGACGAGCTTGCCGCCGAATTTGTACGAAAAGTCCGCCGTGTACCGGATCGCGCGGATCCGCTCGCCGGTTTCGGTGATGTAGCTCTCCTGCAAGGTGAACTGCGGCTGCAGCCGCAGGTCGGAGATGATCCCGGCCCGCAGCATCACCATCAGCTCGTCATACCGCCGCGCCTCCTTCTTGCTGTCAAAGCGCAGCTCGCCGCGCGTATCCTTCCGGCTGCCGTACTTCGTCTTCCCATGGCTCCCCTTGTGAATGGGAGCTGGCGCCGCAGCGCCTGAGAGGTCGATCTGCTGCCGTGCATAAAGCTCCCGCATCCTCGGCGGCATGTCCGCCATGCTCTCAAACCGCAGCCCGCTCATTCGTCAGCCCCCAGTTTGCATGGTTTCGGCTCGTGCCGATGGACATAAGGATCTTTCTTGCGCGTTTTCTGGTCATGTCGCGCCCTCCGTCGCCCGCTCTGCCTCAATGCAGGTATAGTGGCGGCTGAAATAATCCCAATTTGTCACGCAGTCGCTTCCCGCATCGTCCGGCGTTGCATCCTCATAATCAAAGTAGATGTTGATGTTCGTCCCGAATGGCTCTATGCTGACGATTACTGCGGTTATTCGCACTGCTCGACCGTCCTCATCTGTCCAGCGTTCCCCCACCTTGCACGGCAGCACGACGCACCGGCCGTCCTTGTCGGCCTCGGCAAGCTCGCGGAGGCGGCTAGGCTCCACGCCCAGCGCCTGCGCTGCCAGATTTATCATCGTGTCCTCCGTAAATGGGGCCTTGATTTCCTCCGGCGTCAACCCCGTGTCCTCGTAGGCCGCAAGTCGCGCGTACAGTTTCGGCACGATGCAGCCATTTGTGCAGCCGCCCTTGTCATGGCAGCCTCTTTTGCAGTAGTAATCCTGCCCGCAGCACTCCCACGGATCTAGGTTCTTCCAGCACGGATCTGTCAATCGTTCCATTTCAAAACCCCTTTCCCAACATATCTGCAATACGCAATTTCCAACTTTGCACCTTTGCTTTCCTCCGCATCCGGCAGCTCGAACAGAATATCCGCCGCGTCAATCATCCCGAAGCACAGCCGCATGTAGTCCTTCGGTGTCAGCCCTTCCGGCAATTCCGCCGGATTCAAGATCACCGCGAGAGGATACAGCTCCTGTATGTGCTGCGCCGTCATGCGGAATTTCATCTTGTAATTCGGATCTCCGGTGATTTTACCGGCTATGTAAACCTTCACAGCAATTCCTCCACATACCGCCAGCTCTGCGGCGGGCGGGTGACCGGCTTGGGTTTTGCCTTGAGCGCTACCTCTACCTCATTTGGCACAGCGTAAAATTCCCGCAGTTCGCGCGGGGTGTCGTAAATCTTGAGATTGGAGATGTGCCAGCCGAAGCCGGTGGCAGCTCCGAGATACTGGTGCAACTCCGCAGGCTCTAGGCAGGTTGGCCGCGCAGCATCCGACGGGATCCTTCCCGCACCGTTAATGTTGATGATCTGATCGCACAGAAATTCCCCGATGACTTTTCCGTTTCCGCATTTGTAGATATAGCACTTAAACGGCGTATCCATCTTTGGGCGCGTCTTGCGCACCTCGATCGTCTTCTGCCCGTTGATGATCTTCTCACACCACTCCGGGCGAATGCTGATCAAAACAGCTTTACTCATGCTCTTGCCTCCTGTTCCAATTCTGCGCGGAACCGTTGTTCCAGTTCAAACACGCCGCGCGGCTTGCCTTTGTAATAGCCTTTCATTGGCCTGTCTATTTTCCGTTGCAGGTCTTTCAGGCGCTCCCAGTATTCCGGCAGGTAAATATACATATTCCGCAGTTCCCGCAGGTTCTTGTTGCAGCAGCACCAGCACGAAACACGGTCCAGCACGTCATAAAGGCGGATCGTGCCCTCCAGCCACGAAAACCCGTTTTCATAGCAATATGCCATGGCGTCGGCTTCCGGCATGCCCCACTCCGCCAGCGGGTGCAGTTTATACGGCTTCCGTTCTTTTTCCAGTCGCGGCGTTTCGTCGGCAGCTATGCCAACGTAAACCATAGCGTCCCGCGCCTCCGCGTACCTGTCTATGGCTTTCAGCTTCCCCGTGGTTCCCCAGCGGCAGAGGCCGCCACACCAGCCATAACCTTGGTGTGTGCCTTTCTGCTTACTGCAAACCGGCCTTTCCAGCATATCAAACAGGAACGGGTTTTCCGGCTCCAGTCTGGTGTACTTGATCCCCAGCTGCTCCAGGCGGGGTAGCATTTGATCCCGTGTGTGGTAAATCGCCTCAAACTCCATTCCGGTATCGTAGAAAACCACCTCATTCAGCGGGTGGCCCTTGGCAATCAGCATTAGGAGCATGGCCAGGCTGTCCTTGCCCCAGCTGACACTTGCAATATGCCATTTCATTCCGCTTTTGCACCTCCAAACGCCGCCAGGTCGAAACAGGTCTGTTTCCCAACGTACTGGCACCACGCCCATTCCAGCATGGCGCCGCGGCTGTACACCATCAGCTTGTCGCCCTGGATCTCCATCCTGTCGGCCTCGATGTTCGTCAGATCGTGGCAGCAGTCACAGACAAATCTCATGTCTTATTCTCCTGCCCGAATACCACAACCATGCTTGGAAACGGCGCGTTGTGCTTGCCGCCGCCGAATTTCAGCCGACCGGCGATAAAGCGGATTTCCGCCTTTCCGTATATGTATCGATGAAACCACTTTGTATCCGTCCGCGCGGGCAGCAGCATGACAACGGTTGCCCCATTTTTGTTGGCGGACATTGCTGCTTTCTGCACCCATTTCCCGATCTCCCGCCCATACGGCGGGTTACACCAGCAGACGCCCGTCCACGTCTGAGCAAGGCCGTTGTCCTCCGGTGTAAAATACCGCGCGCATTTTGCATTCTCCGGCAGCGCGCAGACGTCCGTTTCAAAGCCAAATTCTTCGTTCAGCGCGTCAAAAAAGCTCTGCGGCGTTTCCCACAAATCCGTCGCGCTGGAAAACATCACATCTTTGTTCATACCAGCGCCCCCGGCCGGGTGTCCGGCGTGTAGTGGAGCTTGGTCGCACGGGCGTTCTGATGGTACTCCGGACGGGTGAATTTATAGCCCCAGTGCTTGGCGGCGGTAAAAAGGGCCGCATAGCCGTCCTCGGCGCGGACGGTTAGTTTCTGGTCTCCATATGTAACGGAAAAGTGGTTCTGGCCGGTGTATCCGGCCTGGGCGATCACGGCGGGGCGCCGCGGCGCCCGCTCGCCGGGGTAGTCGATGCTATTTCGCAATGTGTTTGCGCCTCCTTATCTGGTTGTCGGCATGGACCATCTGCTTTCCCGCTGCAAGATCGGGCTGCAGGCTGTCCCTGTCGCGGTGGTTTACGTCGTAGATGTGGTTCCGGATGCTCTCGTAGAGCGTCCATGTGCAGCACCCGACGCGGCATGTGCCGCTTCGGTCCGGGCAGTTCCGGCCGCAGGGCGGCGGGATGGGCCGCATGCGCGGCGCAAAATAATTCACTCCGCTTCCTCCTGTACGTGCTGCAGCCATGCCGCGAGCGTTTGCAGCGCCGTCTCGCGCTGCAGCAGGTCTTCGACCGTGTCTCGGTCGACGCGCGGCATGCTCTGCAGGATCTCCCGGTCGTTGGCACAGTCATCGGCAAAAGCCAGGACGGCGTCGATGATGTCTGCCAGCTGATCCGGCCGGAGCTCGACCGGGATCTTCGGTTCGTCCATCACAGGATCCCGTAGGTCGTCAGGCCCAGCGCGATCGCGCCGGTCGCGACGCATGCGTCGGTCATCTCTGCGTACCCGGCGATCACCGCCAGCACAAAGGCCGCGCCTCCCAACCACACGCAGCAGGTCTTCACCACCCGCCGCATGGCCTCCCGGTACCGCAGCTCCTCCAGCAGCCGCTCCTGCCGCTCCCTGGTCTCTTCCTCCGGCTCATACCCGAGCCGCTCCGCAAGATTGGTTCTCATTTCTTCTCCTCCGTTCCGTCCTGTACGCTGTCCGCCGCCTTGATCTTTTCCAGCACCAACTCGATATTCCTGCGCTCCTTCTCAATGCTCTCGAGCTCTTTCCCAATGGCTTCCCGCCTTGCTTCGCTGCCCGGCTCTCCCTCTTTGAGACGGAACGCATCCGCATCCATCCGGATCATGTTCCTTTCGAGTATCCACTTGAGATACAGCCATTCAGCCGTTGTCAGAATCAGCTTTTTCATGCCTTCGCCTCCGTCTCCTGTATTCTCTTGACCACCCGCATCAGCCGGGCGTTCATGCAATGCAGCTTCTGTGCCTCGAGATCGTAGCCCTTGCGCTGCATGGCGCGGGCGTCCTCGGCGTTCTGGCACTCACACACCAGCGCCGCCTCGATCACGTCCCGCAGCTCCTGCGCATCCAGCGTCATGGTGTAGGTCTTGATGTTCGCCATAATATCGACTCCTATGTACGCGCCTTGCGGCGCGTTTAATTGCTGGCCGCGGGCAGACGCCCTTCGGCTGCGGCCCGCTCGAGGATCTGCCACGCCACGCGGCGGGCGGCCTGCCGGTTGGCCTCCTTCTGCTCCGGCGTCAGCCGGCGCAGGTAGTTGTCGGCGATATACGCCGTGCAGTTTGGGAAATGATACTCGGCCACGATGTGCGGCTCTTCGTCCGCGATCGGGTCATACGGCTTTCTCATGGGTCAGCCTCCTTTCGGCGTTAGTTTTTCCATATTTTGCAGATTTACGCTGACTGTTCTTTCTTCTCGCTCTTCGGCTGCACCATAGCAGCCATGCCCTGCATAAAGATCAGCGCCTTCTCACGCATTTCCGGCGTAAGCTTGTTGATTTCCGCCGAGATCTTCTCGGCCTGCTGCTTCTGCTCCTCTGACATTGATCTCACCTCGCTTGGTTTATTCTTTACTCATACGATAGCAGTCTTTAAGACTATTGTCAAGCATTATTTTATTCTTTAAGAATATTTTTTATTGACATTTATTCTCCGCCGTGGTAACGTAGTGCCAGAAAGAAGGTGAATCCATGAACACAATCAACGAACGGATCGCGTTTCTGATCAAAGATCAAGGCTTGACGCAGGCGAAGTTTGCCGAGATGTTCCACTTTGGTCAGTCTAATGTGTCCAAGATATGCAATGGGACGGTCACACCTACCGATAGCCTGATCGACGCCATATGCACAAAGTTAAACGTCTCCCTCGCATGGCTGGAGGATGGCGTCGGGGAAATGTATGTCCAGCGCAGTGCAAACGAAGAGCTTGCCCTACTGGTCTCGAACATCATGTCCGACGCGGATGACTCCTTCCGGAAACGCTTCATCTCCCTCCTGATGGCGCTGCCGCCGGAAAATTGGGCAGCAATCGAATCCTTCGTCGAGGAATTACAAAAAAAACCTTCGTCGAAAGATACAAAAAATCCTGGGAACGCTTGACCGTTCCCAGGATTTTTTGTATCTTGGAAGAGGGTGGTATTTTTTATGCCCGAATCTACCTACTCGAAAGCAATGACGCTATGTGGCTACGTTTTTTATTGCATCCACAAGATCGAGGACGAGATCAGCAAGGATCCCGTCGTCCCAAACTCAATGCCTATTCTTTCTGCCGCATTCTTCGTTCCGCTGTCCTTTACTTCGCTCCCCCCGGATTCTGACATTGCTAATGATTTTTGCGATTGTGTTGCAGCTCGTCTCTTCACTCAGCGTCCTTCCGCCATAATGGACTTGTTCTTTACTTGCGCCACTGACTTTGTTAAGTGCTATGATGGCAGCCGTTCGTTCGAAAGCAGTCTCGATCATTCGTTGTATCTAGCCTTTGATACAGTCTATGATATTCCGTGCGATGAATGGTTTGATAAGTACCGGCATTCTGTCCTCCGCATTGCGCATTCTATCTTGGCTTTCGCGGATGATCTCGTCAAGCCTGATGCGTCTCCCTCTCCATCCGTCCCGGCTCCGGAGCCTAAAGCGCCCTCGCAGTCTAACCGTACTGCATATTGGGTTGCGGTCGTCGCTGCTGTAATCGCCGTTATCGCTATCATCGTCGCAGTATCCGCGACGCATTCCATTCAAAATACCGCCACGGTTTCCGCTGCGGTCTCACCTCCTACGGTCGAGCCTGCATCAGCTCCTGCCGCTGCGGTTCCGGAGCCAGCACCGGATCCGCAACCCGAGAAATTATCCCTTCCTAGAAACGGCAGACATTATCCAACCTACGATTTTTCCCAAGGTGCATTGTCTTCTATATGTGTCCATGCGCCATCTACTTCGAACTGCTTTGTAATCATCAAGCGGTCATCGACTGGTAAAATTCTGGATCGTTTTTTCGTCCGCGCCGGCGAGACCGTTGATACCTACTGCCCAAACGGGACACTGGACATTTATTTTACATTTGGCGACGACTGGTACGGTCCCGACTATCTTTTCGGGGAAGATACCCGTTGCCAGGTTGATCGCGAAATTGAATTTTCGCAGACACTCTATTATGAGTATACGCTTTATCCAGTCTCGGACGGAAACTTGACTATGCCCACTGTCAGCATGGAAGAAGCCCTTTCTGAATAATCCCCGCCGGAACGGTTTCCCGTTCCGGCGCTTATTTTATGATGTTCCGCAGGAATCGCAGGATGATTTTCAGCTGATCCAGTGTGGCCCGCTCTAAAATGTTTTCAATCCGTTCCATCGTCTTTTCCATCTCCATCTCCATTTCTCCACAAAAACCGCGTTCATTTTTTGTTAATCTTTGCCTCTTGTTCGCGCCTCCCAAAAGTTGTAAGATATAGGTAGGCGTTGCCCGCGCCGCTGGCCGAACAACGGCGCGGGCTTTTGCTTGCGCAGGCGACCGGGAGCCGTCTGTAACTTTAGGGTAGCCTGTCCACGGTAGACTTGTAAAGATATGACAGTTGCTTTTTGCAGTCAGACGTCTTGCTTTTTTGGGGGGAATGACATGTTTTGAAGGAAAAATTATCTGATTTATGCCGTGAGCAGAAGCAGACGATCACTCCGCACAAAACAAACCAGGACGTCGCCGAAAATACCGACCTTTCCGTCGGCACCGTCTCCCAGTTCTTTCGCGGCGACATCAAAAATCCGTCTGTTTACACGGTCGGCCCGATCTGCCGGGAGATGGGCGTTTCTATGGATGAGTATTTCGGCATTCCGCATGATGAGCCTGCCGAGTCTTCCGAGCCTCCCGATGCTGAAAAACTCCGTGCCGAGACCGTGGCCCTTCGTGCGCAGCTTGCCCAGCAGCAGAAGTCCCTGCGCATGCACCGACTTGTGACGCTCATCCTCTTGGGTATTCTTTTGCTGTGTGCCCTTGCGCTTGTGGCCGACGTGCTCATCCCATCAATCGGCTGGATCCGCACATGAATAAAACCGCCCCGGCCCAGCGCCGGAGCGGTATCCGTATAACCTTTTGCCCTTGTGGCGAGAATCTGCTTATGAAATTTACATCTACCTGGAAAATCGCCGACCCGCTCGCGCAGTACATCATTTACCTGCGCAAGTCCCGGAAGGACATGGAGGCCGAAGCCCTCGGCCAGACCGACACGCTCAAACGGCACCGGGCCGCGCTTTTGTCGCTGTCCGAAAGCCGCTGGCTGAACGTCGTGGAGATCTGCGAGGAAGTCGTGACCGGCGACTCCATTGCCGTCCGGCCGGAGGTGCAGAAGGTCCTGCAGCTCGTCGAGACCGGCAACTATGCGGGCGTCATCGTCATGGAGGTCGAGCGTCTGGCGCGCGGCGACACCATCGACCAGGGCATTATTGCCCAGACCTTCAAGTATTCCAACACGAAGATCATCACGCCGAACAAGATCTATGATCCAAACAATGAGATGGATGAGGAGTACTTCGAATTCGGCCTTTTTATGTCGCGGCGGGAGTACAACACCATCAAGCGCCGCCTGTCGCGCGGCAAGGAGGCTTCTTTACGCGAAGGCAAGTGGATCTCCGGCAAGACGCCCTTCGGCTGGTCGCGTGAGAAGCTGCCGAATGACAAGGGTTACAAGCTCGTCCCGCACCCGGAGCAGGCCCCCGTCCTGCAGCAGATCTACAACTGGTACACCGGCGAGGGCTGCGCGCGCATCGGCGCGAAGGCGATCTCCACGCGGCTGAACAGCCTCGGCGTCCCGACCAACTCCGGCAGCCTCTGGCGCGCGGACTCTGTGCTGGATATCCTGCGCAATCCGGCAAATGCGGGCTGGATCAAATCCGGTGGCCGACCGGAGACGAAGCGCATTGTCGACGGCGCTGTCGTCGTCAGTCGCCCCCGCACCCGGCAGGAGGATCTGAAGCTTTATAAAGGGCTGCACGACGGCCTGATCTCGCAGGAGCAGTACGACAAAGCCGTCGCTTTGAGCTATTCCAGCGCCAGCCCGCGCGGCAAGGGCGCATGGGGGACCGTGACGAGCCTCGCCGGGCTCGTCCGCTGCGACCAGTGCGGCCGCGTGATGGTGCGCCGCCCGTCTTCCGGCGGCCGGCGTGATACGCTCCTTTGTCCCTCCTACGGCTGCACGACCGTCAGCGCGTGGTATGATGATGTGGAGGACGCCGTGCTGGATGCTCTGCGTGGCTGGCTGCGTGAGCTGGAGCTCGGTGATGCCTCTGCGCCAGATGACACGCCCATGCGCACCGCGCTCGAGTCCTCGATCGCCGCCGACCGCAAGCAGCTTGCCAAGCTGGAGGCGCAGGAGGCCCGCGCGTATGAGCTGGTCGAGACCGGCGTCTATACGCCTGAGATCTTCCTGCAGCGCTCGCAGGCGCTCGCCGCCGACAAGCAGACCATCGTCGACCGCATCGAGGCTAGCCAGACCACGATCCATGAGCTGGCCCGTGCCAGACATGCCCGCGCCCGTCTGGCCCCCGCTGTCCGCCGCGTCCTCGAGACCTACCCGCTCGCCGCATCCCCGCAGGAGAAAAACGCCCTCCTGAAAACTGTCCTGCAGAAAGTCCTCTACCATAAACAGACCAAATCCTACACCAAATCCGGCAGCGACATGCACGTCACCCTCTACCCCCTCGCGGATTGATGGTTATACATTTATTCGGTACGCATGAATGAATCCCATCTAAATATAGATTCTATAGCAAGCTGAAATCCCTCCTGGTGACAGGAGGGATTTCTTTATTTTGCGATATGCTCATAATACGCCATGAGCTTCTGTTCCGGCCCCGGGCCGTCTTTATCGAGCAGAAACGCTTTTGCCAGCGCGGCGTAGAACTCCGGGCGGTTGAGTCCGAACTCTACGGCGACGGGGTAGTAATCCGAGTACATCATGTTCATGGTCACGCCCCACGCCCAGCGCGGGACCACAGGCGCCTGAATGCCCATGCTCTCGGCCACGGCCGTCGTCTGTTCCATCGTCCAGTGCGGGCCGGTCGAGCCGTCGGCGTTCTTCATGCGGGCCTTCCACGCTTTTGCGTCGTCCTCGGTAAATTCCATCATTTTCGTGGACTCACGAAAATGGTCGTCACCTAGCTTATGCAGCGCGCAGATAGTATCCGCATACACCATAACTTCCTCCGCGCGCCCCAGCGTCACCGGACGTTCCATGATCTCATGCAACTCCTTATGGAGTTTTTCAATATATTCCTGCATATCATGCCTCCTGAATGTACTTGTATAGACTGTCAATATCGTCCGCAACAAAAGTTAGTTTGCCGATAAACGGAATCCTTATCGGGAGTTTTCGTCCATCGAGCCGAGGTCTTGCCTTATTATAGAGCCTGTCAATGTCAATATCCCCGTGCTCATCCATAATTTGCATTGCTTTGACCCACGGGTTATCTCTCAGTACAAGCAGTTGCTCTTTGCTGCCGTCTGCCAGCAAAGACAACCCAACGCCTGCCACAAAGGACCGCACCTCGTCCATATGTGGGGATGCTACTGTATCAAAAAAGCGCAAAATTCCGCGCATGGCCTGATCTATCGTCACTGTCATTGCAGTTTCCCTCCTTTAAGGATGGGGCGGCGATTGCCGCCCCGTTTGCTTATTTGTTGCAGCAGCGCTGGATCGGGTTGTAGAGAGTCTGCGCCGTGGTCGCGGTGCCCGTGGTGACGTCGGCGACCTGCTTTGGATAAAAGGTCGCGTTGACGTAGGTGACAATGGAGTTGTCACCGCAGCAGCGGCGCTCGGCCTCCATCTTGACCGCGTCAAGCGCTTCCTTGCGGACAGACTCGACGTCCTGCTTGACCAGCGTGAAGCTGTCCTCGGTGCGCTGGTTGTGGACGGCCTGCTTGCACAGCGCCTCACGGACGTCCTTGAGCTGCCCATCGATATAACCGTACACCTCCAGCATCTTGCCGTCGTTGTACGTGTTGGCCTTGAGCAGCGCGATCTCGCTGTCCTTCGCGGCCAGCTTCTGCTCCCGGTCGAGATCGTAGCGCGTGACCGGCATGTTCTCGCTGCACGTCGGCTCCTGCTGGCGCGAAGCCAGCGCAGCGGCCAGCGCTGCCATGGCGGGCGTTGCCGCAGCCGCCGTCACTTCTGCGGCAGCCGCCCGGTTGTTCTGTCCGAGGCCGCCCAGCAGATTGCCGAGCCCGCCGTTTGCCAGACTCATCGCGGCGCCGCCGATGCCAAAGCCCAGCGCAGTCCCCGCGAGTCCCTTGCTTGCGTATTCCATAAAAAAATCCTCCGGTAAAAGTAGTAAGCTGGCCAGCTCCTACTCTCATTCTGCCGCTTTCCCGGTTTTTATGGGGGACAGTTCCGGGACATCTGTGTACCATTTGTGGGACATGCTTTCCTCTTAAAAATTTTCCCAGTACCCCTCTTGACTTCTACACTTTTTTGAGTTTATACTAGTGGTGCGGAGAGATCCGCGAAAGAATCCTGAAATCTGGCACCGCACGATCCGCGGCACAACCATTTCAGGAATCTACAGAGATTGAACGTCGCCGTTCATCATCTGCCCATGAAAGCGGAGATCCCTTGCCGTTAAATAGGGAGCTAAAAAAGCGGAAATCCCTTGCCGTCAAGTAGGGAGCCAAAAAAGCGGAAATCCCTTGCCGTTAAGTAGGGGCTTAAAAAATCATGGGCAACTAAAAGCGAGACTTCTGCAGTCTCGCTTTTTCTTTCCCGGAAAGGTCGAATCTTGGAGAATCTTTTTATCTGCCACATCAGTGAGCGCTATATTTCCTTCCTCCATTCCCGTGACTTCCGTGTCCCGTTCAACAAGGGCCAGCGTCGCCCCTATGTCGGCGTTGTTCTCACTGTCGGAAGCTTCCGCTATTTCGTCCCCATGGAATCCCCGAAGCCAAACCATGCCAATCTAAAGCCCGGCAAGCACATCCTGAAGCTTGACGGTGGACGCCTCGGTCTTCTCGGCTTCAACAACATGGTCCCTGTTCCTGATTCTGCGATCCTTGAATACGACATTTCCGCAGAGCCGGATGTGAAGTATCGCAACCTGCTCCTGAACCAGATCGAGCATTGCAACCGTCAGAAGCTTGCCATTCTGGATCATGCCAATCGTACATACTACGATGTCGTCAATGGAAAGAGCAGCTTCATCTGTAAGATCTCCTGCGACTTCCGCGCGCTGGAGCGCGCATGCAGATCGTATAACCCGAACTATCGTCCGAAAGCCAATCCCGGAACATAGAAAAAGCGCCATGAGCCGTTGCTCATGGCGCTTTCTCTTTGTCCGTTTTCCCTACCAGGCGGCGGGCGATATTGTAGATGTGCGGCAGGCGGCGGGAGATGGTTTTGCGGTCGACGCCGATCTCGGCGGCGGCGTCCATCTGCGGGAGCCTGCGCACGATATAAAGCTTCACGATCTGCTGATCGATCTGATCCAGTATGCCCTCGTCAGTGACGCGCTCCCAGTCGCTGCGCGTGAGGTGTTCCAGCTCCTTCGGCAGAGCCAGCCGCGCAGTTATTTGCTGTCACTCCCTTCGGCCCGTCGCCTGGCGGGGGCTTACTTCATCGCCGCAGCCAGTTTTTTCAGGAGATCATCGCCGTACTTGTAGTCGGCGAGATATTTGATCGTGTTGTCCGCAAGTCCGGCCTTTGCCTTGATCGTCTTCTTGGCCTCCACGACAGCCTTGTCGACGGTCTCCGTGTCGTAGTCCACCCACGGGAGCTTTCCGTGCTTCTTCCACACACGGCTGTTGTAGCCGCCCTTGAGGCCGATGTTGCCGACGCATGTGATCTGCACGCCGTTGTCCCAGATCGGCGTGCATTCGACCGCAAGGCCGTCTCCGATGTACAGGCCCCAGTGGCCGGGCATCCACAGGCCTTCGCCTGGGATGAGTTTGTCCCAGCCGGTCGTTGACACGTCCTTGCACTTTGCAATCATGCCGTCGGCGGAGACGTCTGGGACGGCGTTTCCGGCGTAGCGGGCGCCGCCGTGGTAGGCATTTTTGTTGCCGTTCCATCCCCACAGGATCCCCTTTGTGAGATTCACGCAGTCAAAGCCAAAGTAGCCCTTTCCGATCAGCCCGCGGAATCTGGCCTGCTTTGCGGCGTCGTACCAGTCCGGGTATTGCTTTGCCTTCTCAGTGATGATCCCATCCGTGACCGGAGAGCCGAAGCAGCCCCACATGTACACGGTTTTGTAATTCTTTGCAACGTCGATGTGCCGCCTGACGAGCTCGGAGGCTTTCATGATGCTCATTTCTGCGCGTCCTCCTGCGGTTTGCTTGCCGCATCGATGGCGTCCTGCGCTTTCTGGCTCTGTGTGCCAAAGTAAAACGCGATCACGACGGTGTACACCATCATAAAGTCCTGCGAGATCTTCCCGGCGACTGCCATGTACGCAAATACCGCCGTCAGCACCAGCGTGACGATGGATTTGACGCTCAGCAGATTGCCGAGCCGCTTCTTGATGTTTTCCATATGTATGCTCCTTTCAATCTTTCAGCACGATCTCCGCGATGCGTGCTGCCGCTTCCGGGCCGTATTTCTCGGCCCATTTATCCATGTACTTCTGCGCGTACTTCGCGCGGTTCTCGTTTTTTGCCTTCCAGAGATAGAATCCGCTGGAAGCTGTTGTTTCAGCCAGCACCGCAAGCGTGATCTCCGTCAGGTCTGCGCCTGCCGCGCAGGCGATGATGAGCGCGAGGCTGACGAGCGCGCTGCAGATCAGCCACTTTTTACTGAATTCCATTTCTATGCCCGCACTGCGCCTCCAGCTGGTGCAAAAACTTTTTTACATCGCCGTTTCCGCCCAGCTTGACGTATTTCTGCCCGGCGATCAGACGCTCGGCCATTGGCATTTCTTCCGACATGATGGTCAGCCGGAGGATCGCCAGATACTGCTCGTCCTGATGCTCCTGCATTTTCCCGAGCTTTTTGTCGATCTCGGCCAGGTGCGCCTCCTGCGTCGTGGCCTTTCCGCGCTTTTTCTGTATCGCGCTGACGACGGCGTTGACGACCGCCGTCAGCGCGGACGAGCCGAGCACGGCGCAGACGAGGGTAACGATGATGGTCTTGGTGTCCATGTTTTTCTCCCTTCTGCCTTGACCGTCAGCGTCCCGTCGCGGTGATCCGTGATCGGGCCTGCGCGTGCGTCATCGTCAGCGTAATGGACTTGGACGCCCGCCCGTCCCAGTCGCGGTCGATCAGCCTTCCGCTGATGCATGCCGGATATTCATTCTCCTGTACCTTCAGATAGATCATTGCCTCTCCCTGTCTCTCCTTTCCTTAAAAGCACCATGCCGCCGCGATGCCATCCACCTCGGACGCGACGCTCCAGTCCGCTTCACCGTTCCATCCCGTTCTGCAGAAGCAGGTGGTGCTGTTGGTCCTCGGCGAGCGCAGATACCACGCGCGGTTTTTCTTCCGGTTGGCCGCCGTCTGGTAATACGTGTACTGCATGCCCTCGCCCGCGTAGGAATGCGTCCGCGTGCCCTGCACCTCGATCTCCGACAACAGGAACAGCGTGTCCTCCGTCGTTTCGATAGCCGAGCTGGCGCTGCCTAACGAGGTCTTCTTTGTCACGGCCTTCATCGCAGTCACGACCTCTGCCGGCATTTTCGATTTGATCGTCTTGAACCCACCGTTTCCTCGCAGCAAGCATCCTGCCCAACCGCCGCTGTTGCTATCGTTGTTGTTCATCTTATACTGCGTCGCGTAAGTCGTGTGCATCTGGAACGTCAGCGGAGCTTTACCAGAGCCGTCGGCGTAGTCATCGTGGTTCTTGCCGATAATGTCGATTGCGTAGGTACTGTTGTTAATCGTCATGTTGCATCTGTCGCCGACGTTCCATGTGTTGGGAACTTGTTTCTCTTGACAGGCCTTAATAATTGCAGCCCAGCTGTTATTTCCGAACACGGGGTCGATCATGACCAAATCGACATTAGCTGTCCCAACCACAACATCTGCCGTCTTTGTTGCGCTTGCTGTCGCTGCTGTTACCGTCCATGTTCCAACCTCATCGACTATCAACGTGCAGTTTCCACTCGCATCTGCCGTCCCGGAAGCCGTCTTGCTCCCCTTCGTGGCCGTGACGGTCGCACCCGCGCTGGTCGTGACGACGATCTGCAAGTCGGGCGCGCCCTCGATGGCCTGCACCGCGCTCACAAACCCATCCGGGAACGCAAGCTGTGCGGACGTGCCGCCCTTCGTGCGGATGGCGTCCGCAACCGCCGTCAGGTCGGCGTTCAGCTGCGCGGAATCTACTGCTTTATCCAATGCCATCAATAGTTTCCTCCTGTCCATTCTGGCAGCGCGGCAAGCACGTCCTGCACCAGCGCGGCCTTATCCGCCGCCGTAAAGTAATCCGTCCCCTTGACAGGCGTTGCGCCCGCAGGCCCCTGCGCGCCGGGATCGCCCTTGTCGCCCTTCTCGCCGCGCGAAGGCTTTCCCGTGTCAGTCGTCCCGAGAT